TGGTACAGGTTCTCAAAACGTAAAAGTTAATGGGAAAGAATTGATATTTTCTATGCCGGGATCATTATTGGAAGATCACCCCGGCAATATTGTTGCTGTTGATAATGAAATTCTCAATGTAAAAGGCGCGTTTCGATGTTTTGGACGATTTCCCGAATCTGTAAGAAAAGATAGCGTATTTGGGCCCGGAAGATTTATCGATTATGGCGATAAACTCAACAAAGTATTTGGTGGTTATGCTGCAATCATAACGTATGAGTATAATGAGAATTACGACCCAGGCCCATCAACATGATACTAAAAAGAAAATCTATAGTCACACTAAATATAATTTATTGGATGCCTGATTATCATAACATTCTGCAAGAGTTCATATGGCAGACGCAGGATGTTAAACCAGACTATCCAAGAGTACATAAGTTTTTAAATTTTTGGCATGAGAATATTGATGCGGTTATATCAGAAGTTTTTTTATGCAATGAGTATGATACATCATACCGGCCAGTGAAGGAGATTATTAATGGCTAAGAGAAAGAAACAAAGAACCCAACAAGTGTCTAAGGGAGAGGGTTCAAATGTGAATAAAAAACTACTTAATGCACTTCGTAATGATACGACTCTATTGCAGGCGGCAGCTAACAAAAGAGATGCTTGGTTGAGGGGTAAGAATGTCATGTTGACTTATCCCAACCCAAATGACAAAGAAACAAACAAAAGATTCATTCGAGTTAATGCGAAAGACGTATGGGGTTCACCTAAAAAGTATATTATGAAACAAACTGCGAGTGTGTAAGTATAAATAGAATAAAAAGGATTACTCATGGCTCACGGAGCATCTCTAAATACCGCTTTTCCTGATGCACAGTCCAAAAATATCAACCTTGATAGGGATGCACAGGTATACAAAGACCTAGACTTATTCTTTGGTAAAAAAAATACTTCAAAAGATATCTCAAAGGTAAATGGTATTCAGGCAATCAAGAGGTCTGTGAGAAATCTTATTCTTACGAACATCTACGAGAAACCTTTTCATCCAGAGATAGGTTCTGGTATTCGTGGACTTCTATTCGAACCATTGAGTCCTATCACTGCATTTGTATTATCACAGAAAGTTGAAGACGTAATTGAGAACTTTGAACCAAGAGCAAGATTGGTGGGTGTCAGGGCAAATCCTGACTTGGACCGAAATGCATATGAAATCAGTGTTGAGTTCTATGTACAGAATGCTCCTACAGAATTAGTTGATACCACAGTTCTATTAGAGAGACTACGATAATGGCCGCAAATCCAAGACGACTTAATGTAACAGAGTTGGACTTTGATGATATCAAAGACAATCTAAAAATATTCCTTAAAGGACAGACAGAGTTTACTGATTACGACTTTGAAGGTTCTGGTATGAATATTCTTCTTGACACTCTAGCATACAATACTCACTATCTTGCGTTCAATGCGAATATGCTTGCAAACGAAATGTTCCTTGACAGTTCTTCTCTGCGTTCATCTGTTGTATCACATGCAAAGACACTTGGATATGTTCCACAGTCTGCAAGAGCCGCAACTGCAACTGTAGAGGTTGCATTGAACACCACAAACGCAACTGCAACGATGGATGCTGGAACTGTGTTTAATACAACGATTGAAGGTGATGCATATACCTTTATCAATCCAATAGAAAAAACTGCGGCAAATATTGGTAACAGTATTGTGTTCTCAAACCTTGTTCTTTACGAGGGAACATTTGTTACTTCTAGATATACTGTAAATACTCAAGATGTTGAACAGAGATTTCTTATCAATGATAATAGAGTAGATACTCGCACTCTCACAGTTAAGGTTCAAAACTCTGTTTCTGATTCTACCACAACAACTTATACTCTCGCAACAGATATTGCACAGATTACTGGTACAAGTCATGTTTACTTTTTACAAGAAGTTGAGGTTGGTAAATTTGAGGTATACTTTGGTGACGGTGTTCTTGGTAGTGCATTGTCAGATGACAACATTGTAATTCTTCAGTATGTTGTGTCTAATAAGGAAGACGGAAACGGTGCTTCAGTATTTACATCTGCTGGTGCAATTGATACAGTTTCAAGTGTGATTGTCACAACGATTGATAGTTCTTCTGGAGGTTCAGAAGCAGAGTCGATTGAATCAATCAAACTCAATGCACCATTAGATTATGCTTCACAGGGTAGGGCTGTAACAACAGAGGATTACAAGACTCTCGTAAGACAACTTTTTGCACAGACTCAGGCAGTTGCTGTCTTTGGTGGTGAGTCTGGTTCTTTCGATACAAGTATTGGTGTGACCTCTACACCAGAATTTGGTAAAGTGTTTATCAGTGTTAAATCAACTACTGGTGAAAATCTTACTGAATCTCAAAAAGAAACCTTAAAGACAAACTTACAACAATATACAGTTGCTTCAATTACTCCTGTAATCGTTGACCCTGAAACACTCTTCCTTATACTTCAGTCAAATGTCAAGTTTAATCCAAGTGCTACCACAAAGGGTAATGCAACCATTGAATCTAATGTCCGTAATACAATAACAAATTATAACACAGATAATCTGAATACATTTAATGGTTTGTTTAGACACTCTAAGTTGACAGGATTGATTGATGATACAGATACATCAATTACAGGTAACATATTAAATGTCTCTTTGGCAAAATATATTATTCCAACTTTAGCAGAGTCAAAATCTTATAAGGTGTATTTTAATAATAAATTATACAACCCACACTCTGGACATAATTCTAGTGGTGGTGGTATCGTTGCATCAACAGGGTTTGGTATTGTTGGACAAAATGTAACTGAGTTTTTCTTTGATGACGATGGAAATGGTAATATTCGCGTTTACTCTATTGTTTCTGGTGTAAGAACGTATCTGGATTCTACAGCAGGAACAATTGACTACGATGCTGGTGTTATATCTATTAATCCAATATCTATTAATAGTGTTTCTAATGTTGATGGTGCAACTTCTACACAAATTCGTATTACTGTTATTCCTGATTCACTTGATATTGTTCCAAAGAGAAATCAGTTACTTGAGATTGATTTGGTGAATACTACGGTGACTGCATCTATTGATACTGTTTCTGAAGGTAATGACTCTGGCAATACTACATTCACAACCACTTCTGGTTATACATCACCTTCGAGCTATAACTAATGGCACCTTTTGACGGCAGATATTCACCAGACCTGATTAATAAGGTCAGCACACAGATTGATGGTCAACTCCCTGACTTCGTTGCAGATGACCATCCTGTATTCTCGTCCTTTCTTCAAAGTTACTACAAGTATCTGGAGTCGGGTGAACTTGTCGTCTCTGCAACAATTGACAATCTACTTATTGAGGTTGAAACAACCACTCGACTTCTTGATGAAGAAGATAACAGAATTGTTCTTGAGAAAGGAACTGGTACTACAGGTAAGTTTATCGTAGGTGAAACTATTACTGGTTCCACTTCCAAAGCCACTGCCGAGGTTCTTGTTGATGACTTGGGTAACGATACAAGACCAAGACTATTCATCACATCGCAACAACAGTTTGTAACTGGTGAGACAATTACAGGTGCAACGTCTGATGCAACTGGCACAGTAACAAGTTATCGCGCAAGTCCTGTACAGAATATTCAACAACTTCTTGCATATGCAGATGTTGACAATACTATCTATGACTTCCTTGAAGAGTTTCGTAAATCATTCATGAATGCAATTCCAAGCAGTGTTGCAACTGGATTGGATAAAAGAAACCTCACAAAAAATATTCGTGAACTTTATCGTAGGAAGGGAACGCAAGAAGGTGTAAAACTTTTAATTCGCATTCTTCTAGATGAAGAAGCAGAAATTTTTTATCCAAACACAAGAATGCTTCGTGTATCTGGCGGTGATTGGGATAAACCAACTATTCTTCGTGCTAGTCCAATTGGAACTCCAGTTCATGGTGAACTAGCAGGACAAACTATTACTGGACAAACATCTGGTGCAACTGCAAGAGTTGAATCTTGTACAACATTTTCTGATCCATCAGATGCATCCACAGTTGTAGAGATTACTGTTGGTAACGTAACGGGTACATTTACAAAAGACGAAGAAATACATGGTGTCTCTGGCGTAATTGATGTTGTTTACAAATATAGAATTAGACAAATCGTAACATTCCAGACAGTTACCAATGACGGCATTCTGTATTCTACTAATGATGTGATTGATGTTGAAACATCTACAGCAATTGGTAGTGGTGATGTTGATGCTGTTGTGGGCGAAGTTGAAACTGGTTCTGTTAGTGGTGTAGAGGTTGATGATTCGGGAACAAACTATGAGATTGGTGATATTCTAACATTTACTGATAATACATTAGAAACAGGACTTGTTCCCC